ACCAACCTCCTGGCGACAACGCCAACATCTGGGATGATGTCCCAAAAGAAACCCCCAAAAAGAAAACCACCAAAGCAGAAGTTACACTGCCTGCTGGCACCACAAAAGAACAGGCACGCGATTTCTTAGAATCCAATCCTGGTCATGAGTCAGTGTCAGTAGCACGCCCTGCTGCCACGGCCACTCCCACCACTGCGTCACCCGAATACGACATAGAAGGTTTGATGACAGACTTTCCCACTGCCACTGACCTTGAACGCTTTGTGTTTGACGAAACAGGTGTGGTGCTGAGTCTAAAAGGTCGTGCCAACAAACTCAAATACCAAGTGGCCATGGATGTGCTCAACGGTGAGCCAGTGGATCCCAAGTTTGTGGGCGAGGGCAATCCTTACCTGGACCGTGCTGACCTTGTGCCAGAAGAGCCCATGAAGGCTTTGCCACCGCGTGATCCAGAGATTCCGCACCGTGATGAGATTCAGAACGAATTCTTCACTGCGTTTGTGCCACATTCTGATCCAGACTATCATGCCCGCGGGGTCAAGATGCACTGCACATTCCGCAAATACAAGAATGGTTGCATCACCTATGAAGTGCTGGGACCAATTGAACCCAAGCCCTACGGTGAAAAGATTGACAAGTTTGGCCGCATGAGACCTGAAATCATCAAGTGGACCGATCCACGCACAGGCGAACAGATTGTGCAACGCGAAGATGGCTCAATGACACCTGTGGGTCGCAGACTCAAGGCCATGATGCAGACACTCAAATACAACGACTCCAATCAATGGCTCAAATACATTGACCGTGACTTTGTGAGCCTGGATCAACGTGCCGCTGCCAACCCCTGGGACTTGCAGTCGTGAGCCAAGAACTAAGAGACGCCACCATACATGCCGCAGTAGAACAACGGCGTGCAAGAGATGTCAAGATCATGCAAGGCATCAATGCGGCACACCGTGAGGCCTTTGTGGTTCGCTTGCCTGGACAGATTGAACACTCAATGCGACTGATTGCTGAAAGATTGATTGCCTGCCTGGCCAAGCCGGAAGGCTGCCACCTGGACCAACCAGACACCTGGCCTGCCTCTGCTGATGACATTCACAGTCTCACACAGGCTCTATGGCAACTGGAGCAACTGCGTGAACACTGGCCCATTCCTGAGGCCCTATAATGCTGGATCCAGGCGTGTTGATGCGCAGGGCCATCCGGTATGTGTGTGAACAAAACAACCTCAAGCCTGACAGTCTCTCCCAGTTTGATCATGCTACACAAGAACACTTTAGAGATCTTGCTATCGAAGTGGCGGATCACATGCGGCACAATCAATTGGAATACTTCAGACCATTTGATCACCAGCGTGAGTTCTTTCAGACCCAGAGTGATCGTAGAGGTATCCTGGCAGCCAACCGAATTGGCAAAACAGTTTCAACCTGCTATGAAACTGCCATGCATCTAACTGGTCGCTATCCTGACTGGTGGGTGGGCAAACGCTACAACAAACCAATAACTGTGATGGTTGCTGGTGAAGGTTGGAGTCAAGTTGCCCTGGTGCTACAGAATGAACTGTTGGGTGCTCCAGACATCAAACAGAGTGATTCATTAGGCACAGGAGCCATACCGCGTGACTGCATCATTAGAGACACCATGCGGTCGGATGGGGCCAACTGTATTGGTGTTGAGATACGTCACTCCTCGGGAGGCAAGAGTTATTTGCTGTTTGCTAACTACACACAAGAGGTGCGACAACTGCAGGGTTTCAAATTGGACCTGGCTGTGTTTGATGAGCAGCCACCAGATGATTTCTTTTCAGAAATTGTCACACGCACTGCTACCACACAGGGCATGATCCTGTGCAGTTTCACACCGCTAAAAGGATTGAATGGCCTGGTATCAAAATTCTGGAATCGTGAACAGGGTTACGATTACATTCGTGTGTCTTGGGACGATGTGCCTGAGTATGATCTTTGGCACGAACCCTTTCTCTTGGCACACACGCGACAGCAATTGGAACGTGATTACCTGCCGCACGAGCGAGAGGCTCGCATGCAAGGCCGTCCAATCATGGGCAAGGGTGCGGTGTTTCAGATCCGATCCTGGCCTGTCTATACCACGGGCGACTATGACTTCAGCCGCATGCCTCAAATACAGAGAGTCATTGCTCTGGACCTGGGCCTTGTGAATGACAAAACTGTGATCAGTTTGATGTATTGGGAACCACGCGAACGCGAAGCCTGGCTGCATCGTCAGATTGTGGTGCAAGGAGTTGAAGAAGCAGTGCCCACGCAATACATCAATCATCTCTTGAGACCCGAAGTGTATGGCACACCCATTGTGTTGCCAGCAGATGCCTCCACGCCCGGACGCTACACCATGAGTTCAACATCAATCCGCGAACTGTTTGAACAGTATGAACTCAATGTGATCGAAGGTGCCATAATGAACCCACCAGATGCACAAGGACGCAGAACCAACCACAAGAGTTATGGCATAAACCAAATGCGACAGATGCTGGAAGTGGGCGTGTTGCATGTGAATGAGAACTGCGTGGACTTCTTGAGAGAAGCCTCCAACTACTATGTGGACACACAAGGCAGATTCTCGGATCCGGATGACTGTATTGATTCTGCTCGTTACGCACTGTTGGCCTGCTTGCAAGGCATTGCCGAACCCTGGGATGACAAGAGCCCACAACAACGCATGGCCGCACAGCGTGATCGCTATGTGAAGTTTGATGATTCCAACAAGCCGTCATGGAAGCGTGCCTTCAACGCACAAGGATAACATGGATTCACGCACAGCACAAGCCATTCAAGCACACACAGCACCTGTCATGTGGGAGGATCCTGTGCCACCCTGGGTGTTTGCAGGACGCATGGTCACTGTGCGTGAAATGGCCGATTTAATTTGGCCAGAAACCTGTGCGGACAAAACAGCATTCTTATTGAAATGGGCCACCTGGAATGAACACAATTGAATTAGCAGAATATCTTATCATGATGGACGGTGGTGCCACTGTGCTGTGTGAACGGCACACGCAGGCATTTGAACACATCAACACTGCCATGAACCGGATCTACGAAGTGTATGAGATGGGCGAAGATGAAGACCCCATCTCATGCCAGGCCTGTCACTTGGCTGCTGTGCAGGCCAATCAAACGCACCATTAGAACTGGGTTTAGCCCGAACCGCTAAATAACATATCGTGAGGAAACCACTGTGCTTGACCTAAAAAATATTACGATTGACCGTATCAATCAAAACCGACGAATCAATTCAAACTTTGTGCGTATGAAGAACCTGATGGATGTGAAAATGGCATCCTATCTACGCTATCTGGGCACCAAAAACGCCATCAACAGAGCCAGTGATTACCACTACTTGTGCCTGGCAGTTACCGACTCCACAGCACCGGTCAACGGCATTGACTATATTCACCCTTCAGTCAAACCAGTGGTGGATTACGCTACCGCAGTTATCACCAAAGGCCTGGTGCCCAACGGTGAAGTCAACTTTGAATTTGTGGCTGATGATGAAGGTGATGAATACGCCGCACGACAGGCCTCAGAAATGGTGTCGGCAGTGATCAATGAACAAAACGATCCGCACTTTATCCTGGAACGCTGGGTCATGGATGCTGCCATGCACAAGAATGGCATGATGATGATCATGCCTGTGCGTGAACCCATCACAAGGTATGTGGAAACACAGGGCACACAAGATCAACTGCGAGCCTTTGAACAACAGGCAGCCGATGGCGGCCTCACAGCCCTACGCCAAACACGACGTCGCACCTCAGTAGATTTGCAAAAGGTCATGGCCGAAGTGCAACAACTCATGGGCGAACATCAGCAAGAACAAGTGCAAGGCATGATTGACCAGCACATTGCCAGCCTGGGCGAAGAACAAGATCAGGATGCTGTCATGGCTGACCAGCAGGCCATAGACATTGAGGGACAAGAAGATATTCTCAACGAAGCCATTGCTCGCAACACCATCTACACTGCCAAATACAAACTCACAGGCTACAACCTACGCATCAAGTTCAACCCAATTGCACAGCACTACTGGATCTGTGATCCCACAGTGGCTGAAATGCGTGACCAACCCTTCTGCGGCTACTATGATCCAATGACCATTCAAGAAGCAGTAGAACTGTATCCTGGCATTGACCTGGAAGAATTTGCTCGCCACGCTGAATACAACATGAACGGTGCTTACCAAGCAGGTTCAGTCTTGAACAACTTGGCCATTCACGCACGTGACTCAGTGCCTGTGATGGGTATACCTGTGAACTCGGCAGCCTCTGCTGATCCTTATTCACGCCAGGTATCAATTGTGACTGTATGGAACAAGTATGACATCGACGGTGATGGTGAACTGGAACTGGTTGAATTGATCTATTCTGGCACCTACATCATATCAGCACGTGAAGTGGAATTTATCCCAGTGGCCAACATGTGTCCCAAGCCACTACCTGGCAACTTCTATGGCATGAGCATTGCTGAGAGTGTGATCCCCATGCAGGAATACAACACCTCAGCCGCCCGTGCAGAAATCCAACTGGGCCTGCTCACAGCCACGCCCCGCATTGGTGTCAAACCAGACCGCCTGGACTTTGAAATGTTGCAGGATGGTGAATCAGCAATCTTTATCTTGGATTCAAAATTTGATCCTACCAAAGACATCTATCAACTGCCTCCGCCCTCGGGCAACCTCCAATTCCTGGAAGTGGCCATGAACCGTATTCAGCAGGACACCATGGCCATGGTAGGTATGACCACACCTTCAGACGTGTTCAATCCCGAAGTCATGAGTCCAGGCAATTCAGGTATCAAACTGCAGATGGCTCTCACGCCCAACCAGATCATTCAAGACAACACAGTGCGTAATGCCGCTGATGGCTTGAAAGAAGCCATTTGGTTGGTATGGCGAACACTCATACAGTATGGTGATGACTATGGTGTCAAGCGTCTGGCACAACAATACCACCCAGAAAAGAAACCGGTGTTCATGGACTATGAATCCTGGGACGACATGAACTTCTGTGATCGTCATCACATTCAAACTGAATTGGCATTAGGCATGATGAGTCAAGAAAACGCCCTGGGTCGCCAGCAGATCATCCAGAAATGTCAGCAGGACCTGTATCAAACAGTGCAAGGCATGGCTTCAGCAGGCACACTCAATCCTGACGTTTACAAAAAGGTCAAGAAGCCCTTTGCTGACACCCTGTATGTGCTGGGTGTGAAAGACTGTGACGCTTACTTGCCGTCGGATGCAGAAGTGGTGGCCATGGTCAAGGCTGGTCAAGAGGCTGCCAAGAACCGCGAACCTTCAGCAGAAGACAAGAAACGCCTGGCCGATGCAGGATTATCACAGGCCAGAACCGAACAGATCAAGGCCGAGATACAAGGATCCGATTCCCAATCTCAACTGGACTACATGGCAGTGGCAGCAGGCAACCCCAAGGTTTACAACTAACACTATAAGCGTGTGACTTTTTTAGAATAGACAGGATTAGATCATGATAGAAACAGAAACAGTGGAGAGTTTCAACACGAGACTCACCGTAGATACCTCAAATCTCAAGAGGTTAACACCCAGCCAGCGTGATCAAATCAAGCACTATGGCTCACAGGCAGAAGCCCTGCTAAAAAATCGCGAACTGGCCATGTTTGTGCATCACTACAAGTTTGAATTGGCCGACAGCATGGTCACAATCACCGGCCACACTGACACAGACAACCTGACTCGCATTGCCATGGCCAACTACTTGAGTGGCATTGATGGCTTTGTGTCAAGTCTCAAGCGAGCAGTGTATCAAAAGAACAAAGTGATCTCTTTTGAAGCCAATGCACGTGACGATAATCAGCCCAATTTAGGGTAATGATATAAATAAAACACCAAAGGTAACCGCAAGGCCCTTTTAACAATTAGGAAATATATGATGACAACGATCACGCCTAATGCCCCCGCAGGCACGGCCAATGACGCACCAGCAGTCAGCGATGAATCAATAGCAAGTAAAATGGCCGCCATGCGTAACCAGGTTATTGCTACCAGACCAACTGCACCAGGTCCTGTGGAGAGTGAGGCAGAAGCCACAAGCCCTGTAACCCCAGAAGGGTTAGAAGATGAAACCAATTTGGATTCTGACATGCCCATCGGCGATGCAGAGGAAGTCACCCAGCAAGATGCTGTAAGTGAACCAGACGCAGACAGTAGTAGTGAAGAACTAATAGACTTTATTGAATTTGCAGAGACTAATCCCAATGCCAAGTTCAAGTTTACCAGGAATGGTCGAGAAGTTGTTATCGACGCTAAGAAAGCCGCAAGCATATTGGGTCAAGGAGGTGCCATACATGAAGAAGCACGCCAGTTAAAAGTAGAACGCAGTGAGTTTGACGAATTTGTCAAGGAACAGCGGGCTCGCCAGGAAGGTTTAACATTGGCCATGGAGTTTACGGTTCAACCGCAACTGCAAAAGGCTTATGATGAGATAGTGAAGACGCAAGGGTATCAAACTGTTTTCCAACAACAGATGAACCAAACACAGGATCCAGCCCAACAGGCTCGTATCCAGGCCAGTATGCAACAGAATGAGCAATACATTCAGCAACAGCAGGCTGTGATTGGTCAATTGAAACCCGCAGTGGACGAATTTCGAACCATAAGACGACAACAGGTGCAGGAAGTTCTTGAAAATACTCGCAAGGGATTTACTGACAAGGAGTTGAGAAACGAATTTGTCTATAATGAATTGCGTG